TTTCCATAATCTTCCATAACATTGTGCCTGTCTTTTGTGGTGTGATTGCATATTTTTCAGCGAGCTCATCTTGTTTGACTCGTATGGCCTTAACCACGTTAGGATGATGTTTGCCAGACAATAATTTATTAGCGGACACAGCTGGAAACTCGTAACCTGCTTTTCGGGCGGCCTCAGTTTGACCGCATGCACCTTCGGTGTAATGCCAAACAAAAGACGCTTGCATTTCTGTCAATCCAAACTCCTCATCTTTCTCAAATTGTTTGGGCGTGTTTACTACTTTATCTTTTGGTTTTTTTGGCATGTCATTCCTCTACAAATGCTATGTATTCATTTTCGTCTACTTTGACTATCGCAATCAAGTCCTCATCCTTATATTTTCTGGCTACGCCAGTAAAGGATTTTGCTTTCACGGCATCAGTTCTTACTTGATACTCCCCATCAACCATTTCTAAGTATATACGTTTAAGATCCACGACAAATCCTTAACAGGTTGGGGTGTGTAGTGTATAACCCACTAACACTTCCTATATTGCTACCCCTATAAACCCCTTTTTTCATGTTTATAACCATAAATAATTAATTTCTTATAAAGTAAGTTACCTTTACCTATTTAAGCCTGTAAACCGCATAGATAAAGCATTTCTGCTATACACTTCACCTAACACTATTGCCACCCTGTAATTGTAAATACTTGCACATATATACTATTACGAAAAAAGGTCTATTTGATTCCATTCTTTTTGAGCCGCCTCTACCCTAGCACAAGCTATGTCAAAATACTCTTCATTTAGCTCAATTCCGACGAATTTAAAGCCAGACATTATCGACGCCTTTCCTGTGCTACCAGAACCCATAAATGGATCAAGCACAACCCCACCTTTCGGTGTGACTAGGCGGCACAAATAACGCATCAACTCCGTTGGCTTGACTGTTGGGTGGACGTTTTTACGCAAAACAGAGTTAGCACCGAATGTTCTAGCTGTTTCGCTGTTGCTCCTAATATTACCATCGGTAGTCTGCGCCTCCTCAAAATTTTCCAACCCCTCATCTCTATCTTTTTTGCTTGCTTTCGGACAATAAAAATAACCGCTAGAATCACCAAGAAAAATGTCGCCGACCACCTCAGAGCCATCGTGCATAACATTAGCTGGGAATCTGCCTTCTACTGTTTTTTGACCAGTGATGTGATTAGTTTGACCTTGCCCAGAAAATTCTCCCGTCTTTGCATCTCTGTATGATGTGGTTCTATATTCAAGAGATTCTGTGCCAACCCTACAGTCATCTATATTAATCCCGCCAGTACCATGCTCTAACACATTCTCTGCCACAGTTCCTTTGATTAGTTTTCTTGCCATAACGATAGGCTCATGTGCTGGCTTGAGTGCTGTACCCCAACCCTCCCATTCACTGTTGCCTTTTGTTATTTCAATATCTATTTGTGATTTTTCTTTTTTATACTCTGGAACTGTTGCCTCCATCAAGGCATTACCACGAATGTCGTGTGCCTTTCTTTTACCTACAACCTCTCTCTCATTACCCTGCAACTTATCCACAGCTTTACCAATATTGTGGGATTTTGGAAAGCCACTGCCATAAAGCCACATTAATTGGTCACGGATCTCAAAACCAGCGTCCTCTATCGGTATAGCTCCTCTGTGATAAGTGCGAGAACCGAAAAAAGACAATAAATGAGCTCCAGGCTTTAATACGTCATAAACTTGCGTCCAAATATCTACGCTAGGCACATCGTAATCCCAAGCCTTGCCCATGAAAGACAATCCATACGGCGGATCAGTCACACAACTGTCTACCTGCTCTAAATCAGACAAAATATCGTTTGCATCGCCACAATAAAGCGTCGCATCACCTATTTTTACAACGTTTTTCGTCATTATTTACCCTCACTGGCTGTTTCTATTACTTCAACATCAATAAACATATCACGTTCAACACCAAGCCTCTTTTTAATTAGGCTTACATAGTCTGAGTTCAATTCACACAAAATTGCATCGCGATTTAAAGCATTGGCCACTTGTGCGGTTGTACCAGAGCCACCAAACGGGTCTAAAACTGTACCACCCTGTGGACAACCAGCTAACACACATGGCTCTATCAAATCCATCGGAAAAGTTGCAAAATGAGCCTCTTTGTATGGCTTAGTAGTGACCGTCCACACAGAGCGTTTGTTTCTTTTTGGATTAGCACCTATTTTTTGCAAATTAGCTGAATAAACACCATCGACTGCCTTAATACTTTTGGGACTACTGGGTCCGTCGGGAAATTTAGCATCCTCCTTTATCGCATCATTATCAAAGTAATACTTCTTGTTCTTGCTTAGTAAAAATATATATTCATGTGCCTTCGTACACCTATCTCTTACACTTTCTGGCATAGGATTAGGTTTATGCCAGATGATGTCTTGTCTTAAATACCAACCATCAGATTGTAGAGCAAAGGCCACTCGCCAAGGTATGCCAATTAATTCTTTACGTTTCAAGACACCATAATTAAATTTGTGAGTAAAATTTTCGTGTGTTTGTTTTTGTTTTGGTGTTTTTTTATAAGCTCTGCCAGTATTTACGTTCAAGTTTTCCAAAATGTCAGCTCCACTACCCCTTTGGTTAGCATAACTATCACCCAAGTTAAGCCATACAGTTCCATCATCTCGTAATACTCGTTTGACTTCTTTGAATACCTCAACCAGGTTTTCTACAAACTGTTCTGGTGTTTCTTCCAAACCAAGTTGGTCGCTCTCTCCATAATCTCTCAAGCCGAAGTATGGTGGACTCGTAACACATGTATTTACACTTTGATCCGCTAAGTTTTTTAGAGTTTTGCGGCAATCTCCAACGTAAATTTTAATCATCTCCGAATGTACTCATAAAACCGTTGTTTTCATCTTCGATGGCCTTGTAATCAATATCGTATACCTTCTTACCGTTTGTGCGCCGCGCCTCAATGCCTTTTTCGTGTAAAACACGACTAGCCTCTTTGAAGTCTGGCATCCTAGGCGCTTTGATGCCCAAATCTCGTAATAATTTGGTCATTTGCACAGGTCGTGTCTTAGTCGAGCCAAAATCGACGTGTTCTAAAAGCAAATCTTCGACGCTTGACTGTGTGCGATAGCCCTCATTACTTTCTTGCAAGAGCTCGCGCTCATCGTGTGATAAAAACCAATTCTTTTGTCCTGGCACATACATAGTTTCTTTTACTTGGGCCCAAAGCTGTTGCATGTCTACGCCATGATTGACGTCTATATCTTTGACAGCGAGAACCCAAAATCTTCGATTTCCCGACGTGTCCGTCAAAAATTCTCTTGCGTTGACACTTGCATAAAAGGCTGTGCGCCTTTGATAGGTGGTAAAAGCACGGTCGTATGGCAATCTAAGTTCATCCGTCTTTGACGTGACAAACGCTTTCAGCTGGTCGATGTCAGATTTCTTAAACGTCGACTCAATCTCTCCGAGTTCTACTATCCAGTGACTTACTGCCCGCTTGACGCTATCTTTGTCAGACGGATTGAGAGTAGCGCCCTCTAAAAGCCACCCTTTGTTGTAATCGCAAAGCCGCTTAAACCACAACGTTTTACCTAGACCCTGTGCGCCCTGTAGGACGAGGATGCCTTCGAGTTCAACGCCATTGACCTCGTAAGCGGCGGCCACACAACTAATCAGCCATTTTCTCATTAACATTTCTTTTAGTTGGTTTGACTCTTGTGTGACTAGCGATTCTAAAAAGGCTGGCATCCTATCGTTACCGTCCCATGGAATACTATCTATCCATTCTTTAACAGGGTTATATTCTTTAGCCAACACCTTGAGGTAGTCCCTAACCTTGGTGTGCGGTATTCCCATATTTATGCAACGGTCCTCTATCTCTATCAGACTAGCCTCCTCTTTCATGTCAGCGATAAACTTCATGTTGGGTATTTCAATCTCCATGCGTTTTTTAATTACGTTATAGCGCACATCCACCTCATGTGTTTTCAACACTCCATTTACATTGTCTTTGGTGT